AGCGGAGACGGGTAGCCCGAGTTGATGATGCTCTGGCCACGGCTGTAGATCGCCTGAGCCTCCCGGTTGACCTGCGCGGTGTAGTTGGTCACATTCCGTGTGGCAGCCGACTCGAAGTCCAGAACGTCCCGCTCGAACTGCTGGTGGGCCAGCTCCACGGTGCGTCCCTCGATTCCCATCTCCGCCTGTGCTGCACGGAACGAAGCCGAGGACTGCCGAGCGTCACGGGTGATGTTCTGAAGCTCCTGCTTCTGCTGGTCGATGACCTGTAGCCTCTGGGCCACAAGGGTGTCCACCTGAAGACCGATGTCCCGCTGGACGGATTCGACGGTCTGCTCGAACTGCTTGTTCTGAGCCTCGCCCATCGCGCTCCTGTACCTGTTCTGCGACTTGGCTGCGCTAGACTGGGCTCCAGCCTGTGCCGCCATTGACGCAGCGAATGTGCTGAGGCCGATTGAGACTGGGTCACACATTGTGGATCCTCACGAACTGGTAGAAGAGNCGGTTCTCTACACCGTGGTTTGGTAGTTCTTGGATGAAGGTGAAGCCCAGCCACTGGAGCCACCTTATGTGGACCGTGTTGCGGGCATCAATGGCGTTGCAGAGTACAGGGTATCNCGACTGGAAGTGATCGACCCAGTCCTTCGACTTCCTGAGGAAATCGATCCTGTGGGTGGANATGACATCGCTGCCGAGGAGCCACACCACGCCGACCGATGGATTGTCCGTGGGNCAGACACCGAAGATCGCCATGGGTTCCCCGTCCACTGCTGCGGTGTACGCCTGTTCCGAGCAGTCGATGCCCTCCAGCAGCGCGAGGTANGGATGCTTTCCAGATGCAGCCTTNACCTCNGCCNTGTCCGCTTCCCTCATGCGCGGAGCCAGAGACTCAGCGTCCCCCTGAATCGTCGGCCTGACCTCGATCATCCAAACCTCTGGGCTCGGTCGTTGTAGTCGGCCTCGATCTCGGCGCTCAGGAGCTTGCACGGCAGAGCGGTGTCGTTCACGATGCTGACGGTCGTGGTGGTGTTCCGCCCGTAGATGGGAAGCCTGAAGGTGCCGCGGTTCAGGTAGATCTGGTTCAGCACCGTGGATCCGATGACCAGTCCCGAGTAGTCGTACTGGTACGGATTCTCGGTGTCNGCTGCGACCTTGACCCTGAAGAAGGACGTGTCCTCGTAAAGCAGGGAGAGGTTCCTGAGCTGGTAGCGNCCGCTCTGAAGCGCGGCCTCTCCCTGCCCACCACGGCCCGCCCTGCCCTGAAGCCAGAACTGGGAGAACTGGTAGCTCATCTCGTAGCGGATTCCCACCCACAGCTCCGCCGTGGAGTAGTCACCCCTGACCGAGATGGTTCCAGCCGTGTCGGACCCTAGGTTGTACGAGGTTCCAGACACCACCGTCAGGGACGCGCCATTCGTCGTATAGACCGCGCTGCGGCCAGCNATGTACGAGTAGGGCTTCTCTAGGGTCCAAGTCGTGAGGCCCGTATTGGCATCGTAGGAGCCCGAATCGATGTACTGCTTCTGGTCCAGATGCACCAGCCAGTTGGCATCCTTGACGNTGGCCTCGTCGGTCAGGGCCGTGCCAAGGGGCATCTTCTCCAGCACGGGGATCTGGCTGTTGGAGCGCCGAAGTAGAACNTAAAGTTCCATATCCACGAACTCGGCCCACATGACATCCGCCAGCCCGCTGGTGACATTGTCGGGGAACTGGTACTTGAACCAAGCGGACTGGACGAGGTTGTCCCCGCTCTTCAGGTACTTGTACATATACAGGGTGCCATCGCTCACGACAGCAGCCATGTCATCCTGCGTGGTCGCCGTGGTGTGCAGCGGCTTGCCGACGATGTAGCTGGGAACCACCTCGGTCGCCGTGGTGACCACATAGGAGCCGTCGATGTTCGCCTGTGGGATCATCTCGCGGATCCCTGCGTAGCCTCCACCTCGGTTGTACGGGAAGAAGACGGAAAGGCCAGAGGAGACAGGCTGGATGTCCGAGTAGTTCTCGTAGTCCCCCACAGGAAGCAGGGCCACCGACTTGGGACTCAGGATCTCTCCACCGCGCAGCACCAGCTGGCTGCTGTCGGTGAACAGGATCAGCTCGGTGTTGAACACCGTTCCCGACTTCAGCTTTCCGATCTTGGGGCTGCTGGATGCCACATCGATGGGATCGGAGTCTGGCAGGTCGAGGACCGTGGTCCTCCAGAAGTTGAAGAACTCCGAGGTCTCGCTGAGGATGATGTTCTCGTCGCTCAGGAATCCCAGTCGGTTCTTGAACAGCACGATGTTGTTGATCTCGACTCCGACGAAGGAGGGATCGCTGTTCGTGTTGACATCGCCCACAAGACGGTCGGCCCACTTGTATCCGCTGTAGTCGGATCCAGCTGGGGCGGTAGGTGAAGCGGGGGTGACGCCATCGGCCTTCTTGAACAGGAAGGAGCCATCCGACTGCCTGATCAGGATGTGAGGCATCGTGGCGAAGTCGTACTGGAACTTCGTGTTCGGCGCGATGGTCTCAGCCCAGACGCCTCTGGCGAAGCTCTGTGCTCCCTCGGTCTGGAACTTCACGAAGTAGTCATCGATCTCGCTCTCGGGAGCCCCGAGGACCTTGACGATGTAGTTGTTCGGGGACGTGGAGGGCAGGTCCTCGAAACGCTGGACCTTGTCCCTGATCAGGACCATCGCCTGACCACCGAAATCATCCTCAACCGTGATCAGGAAGTCAGCTGCGCGGGTGATGTAGATGACGCTGTCTTTTGCCGCAGCCACATAGGCCGTACCAACGCCGTTTCCGTTCAAGTCGGCGGCCAGATTGGTGGCGACATGATCGGTTCCCGGAGCTCCTGTAGTCGCCGTGTGGGTCGCAACCAGAGGATTCGTTCCATTGGCATCAGTCACGGTGATCGTGAATTCACGATCTGCGGAAGCTTGCTTGATGTAGACAAGGGCCACCCGTGCATAGTTCACTGCTGTCGTGACTGAGGCGGAGAGTGCTGGTTTCTTTGACGTGTTGACCACGAAGGTCACATCTGCAACCGTTAGGGCCTTCAGCGATGCACGGGTGGCGTTTACGAGGTAGTCCTGCGAGGATGGACCGTAGTGGACGGTCTTCTTGGTCCCGTCCAGCCCATAGACCTCGATGCGGGAGTTCGCGGCTGTGGTCGAGGGGCGGATGAAGACGAAGTACTTCTCGTTCGAGTCCCTGACGATCAGGTGGGGCTTGATGCCCTCGGGGGTGATCGAGGAATACAGCGTCGAGGATGCGTTGCGGATCTCCGCCACCTTCGATGTAGGCGACCGCTTCACAAGGCCCTCGATGGGGCTCGGGAAGGCGTTGATCATCTCCTCGCACTGGTTCGCACTCCTGATCGCCGGAGCCTGTTGGCTGACTCCTCCGATGAGGTTGGGGATCGACTGGGTGAGCAGTGGCATCAGATCGTCCTGTACGAGGAGTTGCGGTTGATCACGCTGGCCACGCTGTAGTCATCGAAGATGCTGTGGTCCGCGGTGTCGTTCTCGTACTCCCTCATGCGGGCAAGGGCCAGCATCTCGTCCTGCCCAGTGAACATATGGTGCTTCTCCGAGCCGACCATGCGGTCACCGAAGATGCGGGCGGCGCGGATCATCACATACCTGCGGGCCTGTTCGGGCATCTCCTCGAACTCCAGCATGACCACGCGGTTGACCACGAGGGAGGAGGCGAACAAGGACGAGTTGGTCACGCGGTCAAAGAGCTTGTCACCCCGAAGGGTGATGTCTAGCTCGGTGTACCGCGTGGGGTCCGTGTCCACCCTAGCGACATTCTCGGAGACGATGATGTTCCCGTTGCTGTCGGGGGAGACCGTGACGTTGATCTCGGTGTTGAAGTGCCATCCGTATGACTGCACCTCCCGGCTGACCTCGTCAAGGATCTGTTCCGCGATGTTGCTGTCTGCCCGCTGGGAACTCAGCGTGTTGATCGGAGGTTCTCCGATTGCGGACAGCATCGTGTTGATCGCCTGAAGCTTGGTGGTCTTGGCCAGCATATGAACCTCGGTAAATGGGCGGTGAGCTCCTTTAGGAACCCACCGCCCTTGTGTTGTGTGTCAGCCTTCCGGCTGGTCAGGATCACGCTGCGTCGATGAACTCGTAGCAGCACTCCTCGCGGAGGATGCCGTGGCCCATCGCGTACTTGGCCAGCATGAGCGTACCGAGACGCTCCATGATGTACTCGCTCTCGACCGAGAGGTCCATGAGCTTCACCGTGCCGACCGCGTCGGTCTGGAAGGCGATGCCCTTGGTCAGGGAGTAGTCGAGGCCCGAGTAGCCAGAGTTAGCGCCCGAGAGGTCGTTCTTGATGCCCGCAGCGCCGTGGAGAGCCGACTGATTCGAGGACTCGTTGGCGGTCGGGATGTGGTTCGACTTCAGGATCTTGATGCCAGCGACCTCGGCCACCATGCCCCGAGAGAGGCTACCGTCGCCGCCGTAGTCCTTGTTGATCGCAACGCCGATCTTCGTGCCATCGCCAGTGATGAGCTTGTAGTACATCTCGGGCGTGAAGATCGCATAGCGACCGTCCATGGGGACGTTCTTCTCGTCCATCTTCTGGGCGACATTGTAGATCGCCATGACCAGATCCTCAGCGGTGATGGTCGCGTCTCCACCGGAGACATCGACCTGAGCGCCGAGGTAGGTGGTCGGAGTGGTGAGGCCGTAGCGGTCGGTGGTCTTGCGGGCACCAGCGATGACCGTGCGGATCAGGTTCTTGTCAGCGGCGTAGGCGAGGGCACGACCGATCTCACGCGAGTAGGTCGAGCGCACGTCGTAGTGGTTCTTCATCTCATCGATGTCGGCCACGAAGACGGAGCTGAGGAGAACGTCATCGATGTAGATGAGCTTCTCGTTGTGCTTGAACTGCTGGAGGTACTTGCTGGTCGTTCCACCGTCGAAGGCAACGGTCATGTTCGTAGCCGTGTTGGATGCGGAAGTGGTGTTGCCGTAGCCCGTGGTCGCACCCGTGGTGAGGACGGACTCACCGGGGGTGTGGTAGCCAGCTCCAGCAACGCCAGTGACCGCGAAGGTCGCGACCTTGCCGCTGCTGATGGTGCGGACCTTGGTCATCGGAAGCATGAGGTTCGCTTCCTCGAAGCTGGAGATGATCTCGCCGCTGAAGACCTTGAGGAAGAGAGCGTCTGCATCACCAGCCAGATTGACCTGACCGATACGGGATGGGGTTGACTGAATTGCCATGGTTTGAGTTTCCTAGAGAGAGTTGCGTGTACAAGTCTTGACCTGTAGGCGCTACTCTTGAGGTTATCCCACGCATGGGGCCACAACTCGCCACCCGTTCCACCCGTCAAGAAGATGGAACTTCCTTAGACTCATCTTCATCCACGAAGCGGGGAGGTACGCAGTACCAGCCCTCTGGGATGGTGACTTGGTTGTCACTCAGGGTCCACTCGCCGTTGATCAGCAGGTAGACCTTGGCCTTCACGTTGGGCCCGATCCTGATCGGGCTTGCCTCCGGAATGAACACGGCTCTGCTGCATCCACTTGCGGATCCGAGAGCCAGCACGGCGCAGAAGAACAGGATCACGGTCAGCAGAAATCGCAGTACGGGAGAACTGGTAAGCACGGACCAGAGACTCCAGAATCCCGATGATGATCGACTTGACGATCCCATTCACTTCGCCCCAGCCTCTTCGCTGGTGACGCTGTTGTCCCGTGCGAGGATCAGGCCGATGCCCGCCATGACTGCGCTGGCCGTCACGGCCACATCGAGCGTGGTATTCGGATCGTTGTCGAAGAGTGCGGTGAGTGCTGCGCCGACTGCGGTCAGGATCGCGGCAACTCCGGTAACGGTGGTCTTCCAAGACTTCATCTGTGCTCCTTAGCGAGAGTTGATGTTCATGATGTTGCTGTTCTTGAGACGGTTCTCGACATCGCGGCGGTAGGCGGGATCCTTTGCGTAGCGCGGATCGCGCATGGCCGAAGTGACCTCAGCGACACTGCGGAAAGTGCCGCCGGAAGGGCCAATGGTGTCGCCCTGAACCAGCTTGGCGGGCTGCCCGTTGATCTGGACATAGCGGGCCTGAAGGCCCTTTACGGCCATCTGGCGGGCGCCCTGAGTGCCTGACTCCATGATCTGGTTGAAGGAGTCGATCTCGGCCTCATCGAGGTTCTCCGAGGCCCACTCCATCATGCCTCCGTACTGCTCCTCGCCTCCGACCAGAGAGTAGATCTGCTGGGTCTGCTTCTCGGAGATGGCGGAGATGCCCTCAAGGTAGTTGTTGACCACGTTCTCGGGAATGCCCATGGAGGTCAGCTTCTGGATGCTCTCTGGGGAAAGCTGGCCAGTCTCCTCGTACTCCTTGGCGAATCCGTCGAGAGTCAAGTTCCCCTGAGGACCAGCGTCAGCCTTCGGGATGGCCGTTGTCGGCTTCTCGGAGGGGGTTGAGAAACGCTTCTCCAGCTCGGAGTATGCCTTGGCAAGATCCTCAGGGGACTTGAACTTCTCGGGAAGCCATCCGGGACGCCCCTCGGGTGCTGGGGTGTCCACGGCTTCTGGAGCGTTCTGCTCTGCGATGGCCTTCTGCATGGCCTCGTCAACTGGCTCTTCCTTCGTGATCGTGATCGACTGGTGGGTGCTCATTGCTGGTTCTTCATGTTCGCCTCAAGCAGATTGGTTCCACTGCTGAGGGCTTGGTTTCCATGCTGCGCGAGTAGCTGCATCTGCATGGCTTGCTGCTGCTCCATCTGGAGCTGCTCTTCGGACTTTACCAGTCCCGCCGTCTCGATGCCCAGTGCAGCGGCTCGGCGGTTCAGGTATTCGCGGACATCGATGTACTGCTGGAGCATCTGGGGTCCAAGCAGCTGACCGATGCCCTGTAGGTAGACATCGAGGCGGTTCAGNTCATTACCTCGGCCAAGTGCATCGATTCCCGTGACAATCGTTGGAGTGACGAAGTCCTTGGGGAGCTTCGGCATCCGCTTGCTCTTGGTCAGGCGGTCGATGATGCGGGCCACCAGAGGCAGCTGGAACTCCTGCGAGAGGATCGAGTAGATGCCTCCCAGCTGGCGTTCGATGCTCTGGGTCACCAGACGGACTTCCTCAGCGGTCACTCGCTCCGCGTTGCGGATGGTGGCCTCGGTGAGCAGGAAGGCGTAGCTCAGGCGCTCGTTGATGGTGTTCATCGTCTGCATGGCCACCATCAGGTCCGCACCCTTGTTGGCCTGAAGCACCGTCACGTCCGCTGCGTTGCCCTCTCGGATCGCTCCGTTGGGAGCCTGAGCCAGCGTCTTGGCACGGGTCGTTCCCGTNGGGTTGACGAGGAAGAGAAGCTTTGCGGAAGCCGCAGCGGCCTCCACGATGCTCTTGGACAGGCTCTCAAGGGAGATCAGGTCTCCGAGGTACTGCTCCACATAGGAGCGCCCGTAGTCCTCGCCGTCCACACGGTTCATGCGGAGTGCGAGGAAGGGAGACTGCTCGATGGAGTAGACACCGTAGGAGTCGGGGATGATCTCGCCCTCGACCTCTTGGTAGACCTCGACGCGGTCACCCATCCGCTTGCAGCAGGTGTAGATGTCCACGGTGTTGTCGTGGGAGCACATACACGCCTTGACGAACGGCTGGATCTCCTCAGGTAGAACGGCTGGGGCGACCGTTTCCTTGATGATGATCATCTTTGCGTTGCCCATTGGGTCGCGCTTGACCACGAAGCGGTCCAGCTTGATCACCCGCATGGGGCCATCGTCGGGGAAGTAGAGGACAACGGAGCCGCAGACGATCAGCTGCTTCAGGCACTCGAACAGATTGCTGCGGATGCCCTGACTCTCGATCTCCTTCTGGATCCTCCGCTCAAGATCGGACAGGCTGGCCTCGACCTCGCCCTTGGCGTTCGGGGACAGGGCCGTGAGCTTCGCCTGTGCCTTGGAGTCGAGCACGAAGCGGAAGAAGGGTGCGTTGGGAGGAAGCAGGGACAGCAGCAGAGCCGAAGCCAGATTATTGACGCCCCGCGCACCTACCGACTGGTACGGGGTGGGGAGCCGCTGCGCGGACTGGTCCCCGTCATCGGTCATCAGGTGCGGCAAGGTGAGTCTGGAGCAGTCCCGCGCCCTCTGGAGGTAGGCATCGCGGAACGTCTCCATCATCTGGTACTTCGACTTCATCGTCTCCATTGGTCAGCTCCCCGGCAGGTTGACGTTGCTCTGCGGAATGGTCAGCGCCCGCTTGCCCTTCTTGCGGTAGGTCGTGTTGGCGGGACGCGCGGGAGCAGGGGTGCTCTGGAGCATCGTCGGGGCCGCCATGTTGATCTGCGGAGCTGGGGGAAGCTGGACCGGGGCTTGCTGCTGCGGCGTGTAACCGCGACCTCCTAGACACATGGTGGCTACTCCAAATTCTGTTCGTTGTAGACCTCGCGGAGCATCCGTACAACGGAACGCATTCCCGCGTAGAAGAAGATCTCCCGCTCATGCATGGGAATGTCGGGACACTTCTCAGGGATCTGGTCCTCAAGCTTCAACAGAAGGCTGAGGGGAACGGGAGGAAATTCTCCGTCCTTAAACTCATTCAAGGAACTCACCTCCCGTGGCCTCCTTATCCTTACGCTCCGTGTGGATGGCGTAGAAGATCACGATGTAGTTGATGATGTCGAGGACGGTGTCGAGGACCTTCTCATCGTCCACCTCGTACTTGCGGTTGGAATCAGCAAGGGTGTTGAGGCGGGAGATCTTGTCGGACAGACGGACAAGGACACCAGTCTCCGTCTTGCATAGTCCCAGCTCCTCGCACTTGATGAAGTTGAGGAAGGCGTGAGTTGCATCCTGACCACCGCTGTAGTCGTGGTTCTTGCGGCGGGAAAGGGCACGGGCGAGATCGCAGAGCTGCTCATGGATCTTCATCAGTTCTTCGCGGGTTGCCATAGGTTGACCTCCTTGGTCGTGAAATCGTATTCGCCCTCGCGGAGAATCCGCGCCATGCGGGCCTGAATCACCGCAGAATCCGCGGAGAATCCGCTGGCCTCGTAGGCCGCCTGAACGGTCTCCCAAGTGGCTCCGTTCTTGCTCAGGAGCTTCTCGGCTCCCACTGGACCGACACCCTCAAGACCGGGGTAGCCGTCAGCCTTGTCCCCAGTCAGGGTCTGGACAAGCCAGTTGCGGTCGGCCTGTGCCTTGGTCTGGAAGGTGAAGCCGTCCGTGTCTGGATTGTAGAGCCAGCCGGGGATCGTCTTGAAGTCCTTGTCCGTCGAGATCATCAGCGACGAGATGCCGAACTTGAGACAGACCGTGTGGTTGATCCCGATGAGGTCATCGGCCTCAAGGCGGTCCTCCACGATGACCCGATGCTTCTCGTCCAGCAGGGCCTTCAGGGCGGCGTATCCAGCGGGCTTCCGCACCTTCTTCCTGTGGGCCTTGTACTCGGGGTAGATCTCCTTGCGGAAGTTCCCCTTGCCCGTGAAGTAGATCGTCATGTCACCCTTGGCCATCGCCTTGTACTTCTCCAAGGTGGACTCTGCCATGCCAAGGGCCTCGTTGATGTTGCAGAACACCACGTCGAGATCGTCATCGAACCTAGCGCAGTACTCGCAAGCCGAGCAGATGCCGTAGATCAGGATGTCTCCGTCGATGTGGATGCGGTCGAACTTTTCCGGTAGTTGCTCAGTCATCGTCATTCCTCCTCAGATCCCTCAGTGTGTGCCACGCTCCGATCAGATAACCGGACGCAAACAAGATGAACGCCACGGATCCAAAGAACAGAACCACGGCAAAGGATGCGTCACTCATCTGCTGCCGCCTCTGCCATCCTCATGGCCATGTTGGCGAGACCCATGACCTCATGGAGCTCGGCGTTCGTAGCGCAGTGGTAGTCGGTGCGCTTGTTCGTGCTGTTCTTGTACCCGATGAAGAGCATCTGGTCGTAGCGGGACTTGAGCTCCCTGAGCAGGTCTTCGGTTGCGGTGAATGCCAGTGGGTTGTCTTCAGTCATCAGTGGGTCTCCGCCCAGTTCTTTCCGACACGGTATTCGCCATCCAGCGGGCATCGGAACCCGAAGGATGCGCCAGCTTTCTGGATCGCCTCGACCATGATCCTGCCCACCTTATCGGCGTGAGCGGGGAAACACATGAGCTGGTACTCGTCATGGACCGCAGCCACCTGAGCCACGGGGATGTTGAGAAGGTCGTACTGCTCGTGAGCGAGGATGCAAGCCTTCTTCATGATCACGGCACCAGCACTCTGGAGCAGCGTGTTCAGTGCCGCGTGGGCGCTCCTGATGGGAAGCTCACGACCGTCGATGCCCTTCAGGTAGCCCTTGGTGGCGACAATGCGCTCGACATCGTCCTTGAGCTTCTGGAAGGCGGGGACAGCCGTGTAGAAGTTCCCACGGCTCTTCTTGCCCTTCTTGGCATCGCCACCAAGGACCAGACCGAGCTTGGCATCGGCAGCGCCGTAGATCAGCGCGTAGATGCCGCCCTTGGCTTGGTTGCGGGCTCCCTTGTGGCTGGGGTTTGCCTTGTCCTGCTGCTGCTGGGGCGCAAGGCCGAATGACTTGGCGTTCTCCCAGTGGATGTCGCAGGAGATGACCTTGCGGGCGTAGTCGCCTCCATCGTACTTCCCGAGGAAGTGAGCGAGGCAGCGCAGCTCAAGGCCACTAGCGTCAGCACCCACCAGAACCAAGCTGTTGTCTGGGATGAACAGAGAGCGGTAGGCAGGGTCGGTCGGGACCTGAGCCATGTTGGGTGCGCTGTGGGTGCAACGGCCAGTAACAGCACCATTGGTGTTGACCCTTCCATGAAGTCTTCCGTTCCTGTGAAGCTTGAGCCATGCGTTCTCGCCGTCAGCCAGCTGACCCAGCCGCTTGATGCAGGTCAGGTACCTAGCTAGGAACTTCGCCTCTGGGTAGTCGAGGGAATCGAGAACGGACTCATCGACGCGGGGGCGGCCATCGGGAGTCATCTCCTCGGGCTGCCATCCGTACTTCTCCGTCAGCCGTTCGGCAATCTGGATCCTGCTGCCGGGATTGAACTCCTCGATCTTCGGCTTCAGCTTCTTCCCTGTCTTCTCGCTGACGCGCTCGATGACCTTGTCCGGGAAGACCTGACGCATCTGGGACTCGATCTCCAGCTTCTCCTTCAGGAGCTCGGCATGGAGCTTCTCAGCGGCCTCAACGTCGAACCTGAAGCCAGTGCGCTCCTGCTTGCGGATGATCTCCGCGAACCTGTGCTCGATCTCCTCGGCAACGGCAGGGATGTTGTCCGCGATGTGCTCGTACAGCTTCACCGTGACGCGGACATCCTGCTTGCAGTACTCCACCATCTCGGGACTCCAAGAGTCGAAGCTGGGAGACTCGCCCTTGAGCAGACCGAGCCTGTGGCCCCACGCCCTGAGGCTGTGGGATCCGACCAGCTCCTTCGGGAAGCCGCTGTTGATCAGCTGGAACTCGTCGTTCCTCAGGTCGGGGAAGCACAGGCGGGACATCACAAGGGTGTCCTTGACCTGTGCCTTCGGGATGAACCCGATCAGCTTGCGGAGAGCGGGGATGTCGAAGGCCATGATGTTGTGGCCGATCAGCACGTCCGCATCCCACGCCAGCTTCTTGAACTCGTCGGGAGTCACCGACTNCGGCTCCTCCCCATCGACGCTGACCACGATGCAGTACAGCGTCTTCAGGTCGCTGAAGTTGATCCAGTCCTCCAGCGCGTTCGTCTCGATGTCGAAATAAAGCTTCATGTGTCCACCATGTCCTCTAGGCGTTCGCCTTTGTCCTGAAACCGTTCACGCAGCTTCCGCATGGCCACTAGGCCGATCTGCTTCACTGTGTTCGGATGCAGGGTGTCGTTCTCTCTGTGGTTGTAGATCAATGCCACCTCCTCCCAAGAAAGGAGGTAGCGGTCCTGTTCAGTGCTCACGGGCCTCGTACTCCGCGATGCGAAGAAGGAGCTTCGAGTTCTCCCTCTTCAGCCGCCTGATCGTCGTTTCCTTGTCCTCGACGGGCTCCATGAGGATCGGAGTGTGCTCCCCATGCCAGCCTCCAAGGATGTTGAACTCGAAGAACTCGATGGCGTCTGTTTCATCCATGCCTTCAGCCATCAGGTTGGCACGGATGACCGCGTTGTCGTAGACGGCGAGTGCAAGCTGGCCGCAACGCTGGCCAACGCCGATGATCGCGTTGTCGTGTCCGTCGATGAACAGGGCACGGTCATCGTGCTCGGCCACGAATGTCCTTGGGTCATGCACGGAGGATGCTCCTCACGGCCTCAAGGCCATTCATCAGGTCTCGGAACGGAACCTCGATCTTCGTGATCTCCTTGCCGTCCGACACCAGATCGTGATGCTCGATCTTCAGCGTGACGGTGTCGCTGTGCTCGGACCAAGCCTCAAGGACAAGGCTGGTCCTGCTGGACTTGCGGATCTCCTCGCAGGTGATCCTGATGTCGATTGTCGTTTCGCCTTCCACTTGCTTCCTCCTTCTCGGCCTGAATCGCCGCAAGAGTGATTCCCATTCGCACCACATCCACGATGCTGCAATGAGTGCCACGAATGACTGTGAACCTTCCGGCGAGGTACAGGAGTGCCGCGTGGGACTCCATGTCGATCCTTACCGTCTTGGTGCCGCGTCTCACTGAGATTCCCTCGCCATCTCGTCCAGCTTCGTCTGGTTCATCTTGATCTCGGTCTTCAGCACCTTGATGTGCTGCTCAAGCTCCGCGATGCGCCTTCGGATGTTGGCCTCGGTCACATGGTTCTTGATGGCGCTCTTCCACGGATGGTTCGCCTTCGGCTTCACTACGGTCATTGAAAGTCCTCGTTCACTGGAAGTTCCTCGACTTCGGCCAAGCGACCACTGTCCCTGTACCACCGAAGTCCCCCTGCAAGTCCCGTCTCGCCCGTGTATCGGTTCTTCAGGACGCGCATCGTGAGGAGGTTGGCATTCTCGTCATCCTGCTGNTTCCTTTCAAGTCCGATCACGGCNTCAGCCAGCTGCGCGATGCTGTGGGATCCACGAAGCTGGGCGAGGCTGGTCTGTGCTCCGTTCTCGTGCCCACGGTCGCCATCGGGACGGCGNAGATGGCTCACGACGAACAGGGCGATCTGCGTCTCCTCGACTAGGGATCGCAGCGATGTCATGGCGTTGTCGATCAGTCGGCGCTCGTCGCCGTCNCCGAGACCGGAGACAACGATGCTGAGGTGGTCGAGGAAGACGTACTCGCAGCCGAGCGCCTTGGTCATGTACCGCACCCTCGCCAACAGGTTCTCTGGATCAACGGAGCCGAAGTGGTCGAACATCACGACCTTCGATACGGTGGCCTCGAAAGCCTCGCGCTTCTGCTGCTCGGAGATCCCACGCTCGTCCCACCAGTAGGGAGGGCAGTTGAGGTGGATTCCCATCAGATTCCGTCCCGTGCGCTTCACCGACTCCTCAAGCATCAGCAGCCCGACCTTCTTGCCAGCGCGGATCAGGTGGCAGATGAGCTCACGNCACACGCTGCTCTTNCCGATGCCCGTGCCCGAGGTGAGAACGACCAGCTCTCCCTTGCGNATGCCGAGCAGCTTGTCGTTGACCTTGTTCCACGGGTAGTCAACGCTTTCGGTCTGGTCTTCCGCGATGACGGCATCCCAGAGTTCGGAACCCATCACAACGCCGTCAGGACGGTACACCTTGGCCCCGTAGACGGCGTCCACTACCTTGGCTCCCGCCCCAGCCTGAAGGGCCTCGTTGGCGTCCTTGAAGCCCTGTACGCGGCCAATGCGTGCCTTGCCGGGAGTCAGCAGAAGAGCGCACTCACGCGCAGCCTTCCTACCGGGCTCATCGTCATCGAACAGGATGTTGACGGTCTCGAACGTCTCCAGCCACTCAAGGCTCCTCTGGAACGCCTTCACGGCTCCCGCGGCTCCTGTCGGGACGGAAACGACGGGCCACTTGTTGCCGAAGAGCTGGGACACGGTCAGGGCATCGATCTCGCCCTCGGTGACCGTGACCATCTTGCCTCCGTCACGCCACAGGTGCTGNCCGTACAGGGCNACATCCTTGAACTCTCCGAGCGTGACGAAGTCCTTGGAGGGGAACCGCAGCTTCTGCGCCACGATTGTCCCATCCTTGTAGTACTGGGCGACCTGTACGCTCTGCCCGTTGAACTCACCGAGGCCGTAGCCCCAGATGCGGCAGGTGTCCTCGCTGATCCCACGCTTCTTCAGCGGGGAGAATGTGACATCGATCATGTTCGTCTTCCTTGCTGGTTGTCCAATTGTTGGACTGCCTTCACCGCGCTCACGGTAGTTGCAGCCGAAGCACCAAGCGTGTCCGTCTGTGTATCGCGCAAGGTTGTCCTTGCTGCCACAACTAGGACACGGCTCGTGCCTTACGAATTCTGACTGGTTCGACATGGTGTTCCCTGATTTCCACTTCGATCCTCGGCTCGGAGGAGTACTTCTTCGATGCGGTGATCTTGCAGATCTGCACATCGTCCTGCCACGCCCACTCGTTCAGCACATCGAGAACACCCTTCTGGTAGTTGTCGATGTCTCCGATTGGATACGGATTGCTGGGGTTCTGCGGGGTGCGGCAGTAGAAGGTGACCTCGACCTCCAGAGGACAAGACAAAGGGCAGCCCTTGGGTTGGCTCATCTCACCAAGGGCTGCCCACGCGAGTTTCCTGAATGTGTCGTAACGCTTCTGGTAGTAGACCCGCCCGTTCCTAGCGACACGGGGCCGAGAGGCAGCGACAGGTTCAACCCAGAGCGTGATGCGCATCAGAAGTCGTTGTCCGAGGAGTCATCGAAGGTCGTGACGGCCTCCTGCTCCTTGATGAACCCATCGGTCACCTTGAAGCCGAAGGCGTCGAAGTTGTCGCCAGCGACGAACTGCTTGAGCTCGATCACCTGCACGGCGCGGAGCCGCAGCGACAGGCCGTGGCCAACCATGGCGGTGAAGTAGGGAACGACATCGAAGGCCACCTTGATGATGGATCCGCTGCCCACGTTCAGGTCCTTGACCGGAGTGCCCTTGGCGTCGAAGAGCGCGGGCTTCTGGTCCCACTGCTTCTCGCCAGTGCCGCCCTTGGCCTTGAGCTTGAACTTGAAGCGCAGCTTGCCGTCCTCGGTGGACTTCCACGGCACATCGGCCCGCTTCAGCGCCTTCTTGCCCTTCGCCTTGCACTCGGCGGCGTAGGCGTCATCCGCGATCTTCTGGAGCTTGGCCGCCAGCTCCCCGCCATCCTTCTGGTCGAGGTCGAGGTCCACCGAGTAGATGCCGTTCGCATCGAACTTGGTGTCGGCCTTCTCGATCTTCGGGTAGACGGCGATGCCCTGCGGGCTGGTGACGCGCACGATGTTCTGCTTGAAACTCATTGTCGTTGTTCTCCTAGTTGAAGTAGTACTCGCTACTCAACACCTCAGTCACATCCAGAGAACCATACTCTGGAACTTCAGGTAATACTACCAGAGGAGGCAGCATTGTCAATGCCTGTAGCCTGAACTCGGACAGCAGGTCGCGGCTGAAGATGTCAACAGTTGCCTTGCGGACGCATTTGGCGACGATTGGGGCGTCTGCCGCTAGGCAAAGGAGCTGGTCATGGACCTCTCCGAAGTCCTGCACNCCGTTGTCAAGGGCAAGGTTCGCAGTGTGNCCAAGAAGACCTCCGATGCCGTCGAAGCTGTGGACGATGTTGGGAGCCCCGCCGTTGGTGGCCTTGCGCTTCGACTGCTTNCCGTTCTCCTCGCGGATGGTCAGCACACGCGCCTTGGCTCCGACACGGGTCGAGACCATCACCGAGTCGTAGTTCTCGTAGCGCATCCTGACCGGGAGACCGAGTGGAGTCATCCATCGGGGAGTGATGTCGTGGTCGATGAGGATTCCCATGACATCGCGGATGAACTTCATGCCGCGTGTGGCCGAGCCAACGACATCGTCCATGCTGTTCCAGATGGTCTTTCCTAGGAAAGCAGCTGGCTTGTAGACCTCAAGGCCGAACGGATTCGGATTGTGGCGAATCTTCTCGTCAAGCCACTCGCGGGTGTAGTTGATGCAGGAGTGCTGCGTCAGCCCGTATGGCAGCGTCATGGTCTGCCTCTTGGTCGTGCTCCTGTCGATCCCTAGGGAGAGAAGGCCACGCGCATAGGGTGAGTCGCTGACCAGCAGCTTCGCGATGACGCGGTCGGCCACTGCCTTGTACGGATCGGCTGGGGACTTGCCGGGTGTGACGTTGGTTGCAGCAGCGGCGATTGGATCACGCAGCAGCATCGAGTAGATCTGCAACCCTTGAGTGGTCGCGTCCATGCCGATTGGCAGCCGCGAGTTGTACCCGAATCCCTTGATCCAGAAGTTGGAGAGCTCCTTACAGGCAGCGTAGAACGCAAAGGGATCGTCTGCCTTCATCCAGTCGCCGTTGGCGTATGGATCGATTCCACTACACTTGATCAGATCTGTATTCGATTCGATCCAGTGNAGGCGCTCCTCTTTAGACTTCTTGTCTAGACCCCACTTGTTGGCGGTGTGGAGCATCAGGGACTGAAGCTGACCTTCGGTCTGGATCTGCTTTCCACGGGCGAATCGGATCAGCGCCTTGGCGACACTCGTCCCCTGTGGATTGAGGTAGAGAGGCAGGTAGTAGCCACGGCCACGGAAATCCAGCTGCATCGGGAACCAGATGCGCTCGAAGCTCTTCATCTTGTCCGCGACCATCAGGGTCTTCAGCAGCTGAAGCCTCTGGCTCTCAAGGGACTCGTTGTGGAAGTAGACCTTGGCTGCCGCCTTTCGCCACTGTCGGCGGGACTCGATGTTGGTCTCGATGTCATCTGGCTTGGTGGGGACGATCTCATCAAGCGCACTGGGGAGACCATCGATCCTCGCGCTCTCCTTCCAGCAGTGCTTGATTAGGTCATAGACCTCTGAATCAACCTGCCACGGAGTGGACTGGATCATGTTGGTGGCGCTGTAGACCTTGGAGAGGTCGCAACCAGAAAGCTCGGTCTGGTACGCCTTGTTCCTCGACTTGATTAGGGGTCGAGGTTTCCAGTCCAGTTGACGGTATCCACCGATCCAAGGATTGGACCATGGGAGAGGGCGCTCCGCCGTGGGCAGGAAGAACGGAGTGAGCTCCTCGTGGTACTCATGGCATTTCCGCACCCATTCGCTGATTTCGCGGCTGGGGGCTATCGCACAATACCGCCGTCCACGGGCGTTCAACTTGGTCAGGATCTGGATGATGCCCGTCCGTGTCGCCATCATGTCCGTCAGCAGCACACCAATGGCCAGTGCGTCTGCCTTGGCCCACCGCTGGGTGACTAGGTCAACTGCCTTGGCTGCATCGCGGATGAACCTGCGCTTGAGGCCCGATCCAACGGACTTGAAGGAGACCTGCTGCATCCTGCGGAAGAAGGCAGGGGACTCCTCGGCCAGTTTCTCCAGCAGGATCTCGTCCTCGATTGTGCGCCCCACGGCGATGCACAGGGAGGTCATCATCCGCTCGGTCGAGAGACCGTCTATGACGGCCTTACAGGCGATCACGGCGATCTTCTCCGCTGGGAGCATCTCCATGAACGGAAGGCAGCGGTGGTGCTTGCCGGGGCTCTTGCGGGCCTTCAGGACCCAGTCGTAGATGCCCTTGGTCATCTCCTCGGTGCACTTGTTCAGCAACTGCCGACCTGGGATGGTGTTGGACTCGGAGGTGATCTCCGTGGCCTTCTGCTTCCGTGAGCGGTAGCGGGCCTTGCCAAGTTCGCGCATCTCGTTGTGGAGGTGGTCCTGCTTTGATTCCATGGAGGGCATTCTAATGCCTGTCCAACAATTGGACCAAAAGAAAACCCCCGCGAACCGCTGATGCGGCCCACGGGGGCGAGGAAAAGAGAACGGGGTAGAGTCTAGCAGGAAAAGAAGGCGATGGCCACTGGGACCACCGCCTTCCGATGGGGAAAAGATGCGGGGACCTTACGCCTCCACGAAGGTGGCGTCAAGGAGCTTGTCGAAGGCGATCACGCGGCGGGCGAAGTCACCCGCCTCCATGCCCTTGGCGGTGTGCGTGTAGGCGCTGTGGATGTTCCACAGGGTGTTCTCCTTCACGCCGTAGTCGAACGAGGGCTTGTGGATCTCGTTGGCATACGCCACAGCCTTGGTCTCGGGCAGAAGCCCACGACGGGCAACCTCCATGGCGAAGGCGTCGATCATGCGGCGGTCATCCACGACGATCTCGCGGAGACGGTCGTTGCGCTGCTGGGCCTTGACGATTGTGTCGCCGAAGACGCCAACGGACTGGGCGATCAGGTTGGGGATGCGGTCCCAGACATTCAGGGTGTGCCGCGTCTTCAACTTGTGGTCCGCGACGATCATCCCGTTGGAGCACACGAAGACACGCGCTCCGAACAGCAGGGTGACGCTGCGGCTCATGTCGTAGGAGTTCATCACCCCGACCATCCAGTCGAGAGCCTTGTCCTGCGGGAGACCTCCACCGCTCACCGAGAACATCGACACGAACCGAGCCTTCTTGCGGTGGATCTGGTGGTACGGCTTGTCGATGTCGAAGCCCTGCGAGGTGAACGCCGACATGACGTTGTGCATCAGGTGGCGGTGGGGCACAGGGGTGTACGAGGCAGTCGGGGACGGGACGGGGATGATGTCGATGGCGTTGCTGCTGATGTACGAAGTGTTGAGAGAGATCATGTGTCTGTTTCCTCTGAAGTTGCGTCCAACAATTGGACTGGTTTTACTTGTTCTTGCGCTGCTTGCGCTTTAGAACCTCTGCGATGTAGGTCCGTTCGTTGTCGGTCAGATGCATATCGTTCGTATGCGCCTGATCGAGAACCCTGATGGCCCACAGGAAAGCCGTGTCGATGTCCTTGGCGACGAACGCCTTGCAGGAGTGGATGAACGAGGTGCTGACTTTGTCGCGGTCGGTGAGTTTGAGTCTCTTTGCCATGTGTATACTTTACGCGAAAATTGGCAAAAGTCAAGTCTATGCGTTGCTACGGGTATGCGCACCCCACCCTCGAAAGGATCAGAGGATGGGTGCGGACTTGCTGCGCTCGGTGATGACATCGAGCAGGGCAGCAGCCAACTTCTTGTAGTCGATCTTGTCCGAGACCGCGTCAGCGATGTCGGTCATGTGCTGATGCGCGATGGTGTCCGCGAGGTGCTCGATGTCGATCTCGGAGGCGATGTCGTGGATCCCGATCTCGGAGGCGATGTCGTGGAGCGAGATCTCGTTGGCGATGTCAGAGGTGGAGATCTCGGCAGCCAGTCGGCTCATGCGGATGTACGAGGCGACATCCGAGACATCGATCTCCTCCGCCAAGTCGGAGTAACTGATGTTGTCCCGAACGAGGTCGGCGATGTCGCCACGGACGATGTCGCTGACGGACTCCTCGAACTCGCGGGTCTTGGTGTGCTCCTTGGCGATGTCGAGGATGCGGTCGTGGATGCGGGCGCTGTTCTCGATCTCCTCGTTGA